CCGTCAATCATGTTCAAGAACTTATTCTTCTGACGAAGCTGTCCGCCGCCGTAATATCCAGCATACTTCTCAACATCTTTAGCTTCAAATGCTGCATAAAATGCTCGTGTTCCTTCATTAAATTCTGGTTCTTCCGAAATACGTTTCAAATCAATATTACTATTTAAAATGAAATCAAAATTATCAAGTTTGTAATTATCATACAATGAATAAGCTGCTATAGAAGCAAGAGTTACACCACCGGCAACTGCTAATGCTGCAGCCACTTTCTTAGTTCTTTTAATCTTTTCAAGCTTTTCAAGATCTGTAAGTTCTCTATGAGCTTCTTCCTTTTTGTTAGTAGAAACTTCATTTTGAGCCACTTTGATCTTTTTAACGCTTGTTTCTTTACCCGAAGCGCCTAATGACTTTCTCCATCCAGCTTTCTTTTCTGCTTTAGAATGATCTTCAGCGTCTAATGGATAAGGAGGACCATTTTGTTTTCCCCATTTCATTCCCAAGATGCCATGATGTTCCAAATATGGAGTGCATTGAATAGCACCGATGTAATATATCATGTTAGCCACCTATTTAATTAAGTTTATATATAAGGAACATGGTGATCCCCAACGAGATAGAAATCGGAAAGCGCAGTATTTTTAATGTATTCAATCCCAGCTTTCGTTTCCTTATACCCAAGATCTTTTAATGCCGCAGAAGCATATTCATTTATATGTTTTCTTGTGATTTCTATCGTTTTGTCATCGAGTATCGACTTTTTATTTTCCTTTATGTATTCGAGCTCTTCACCAACCGGATCATTGCCATCTGGGAATCTAACGTTGTAATAGGGGTCGGTACGTCTATTCCATTCATAATCGGAAATTTTAGACCATTCTTTATACTCTTTGGTGGTTCTAGCTTCGTCTTTTATTTTATCTTTTACTTTGCTTATATCAGATTTTTTCGCATGAACCCACCATCTATCAGTCCTCTCAAAATCTTTAAGCCTTTTTCTTAATTCTCGAGGATCGGTCTTTGTAACGTCAGTCCCATATCGTGCTTTTCCTTCTTCCGTAAGAGTGCCGTCACGATTTTGATAGCGTCTTATACCCCATTTCATGCCAAGAATTCCGAAATGTTCTAGATGATCTGATGCTGGAAGAGAACCAACATAATATCTCATATTAAACACCTAATCATTCAACTTATTAATGATGTCATTTATCTTTTTAATATTATCCATGACATCATACTCAAGGCCCTCAATATTTCTAGCCTTCTTTAGATTCTTATTAAGAATCTTATTTATGGCCTTTTCATTACTTTGCAACATATTAATGGGGTCATTTGCATGCCGCTGATGACGTCTGTAAAGCATATATCCAGCTGCGCCAACCAATGCAGCGGTCTTTGCTACCTGCAATCCAGTTTTAACTTTTTTGCGAAAACGCTCTTCTTCAGCATCGGATCTTTTAAATTGTCTTCCAGTTCCGCCGCCTCTAGAACTGCCGCCACCAAATTTTCCATATCTGGATTTGCCTTCAGCAGTTAAAGATCCATCGACATTTTGATATCGGCGCTGACCCCATTTCATGCCAAGAATTCCGAAATGTTCTAGATGATCTGATGCTGGGATTGTGCCAATGTAATAATTCATATTAGTACCTTCCTACAATGCGATTATAAAGTTCACTCATCGGAATGGCTTGTGCTCCATCTACATAACTTTGTGCAAATTGATAGCCAGCGATTCTTGCGGCATTATACTCGCCAGTCATAACTTTGGATAATGCAATATTCTTTCCAGCACCAAATGCGCCCAACGCAGTTCTCTTAATGGCTTCATTCTTAACTCTATCTTTAAAAGAATAAGATCGTTCATGATCAATATATCGACTAATAATATTTTTCTTCTTTACTTCACCCTTAGTTCTCTTGGTATAAAAGTCAATATCTTTATCAAGTCGTCTTCTTTGACGATAGCTCATTCTACTAAGACGGCCTCTATCTTTTTTCATTGCCTTAAGATTTTCAAGGGTTTTACGCTCAAATTTACTAGCTGTTTTGTATCGAGTTTTTCCTTCAGAAGTTAAAGTTCCATCGGGATTTTGATATCGGCGCTGACCCCATTTCATGCCAAGAATTCCGTGATGCTCCAGATGATCGGACACTGGAATTGTGCCAATGTAATATCTCATTCGACATCTCCTTTATTTTTTAGCAAGAGCATTATTAACAGCTTCTTCATACTTTTTATTTATTTCTTCATCGCTCATGATTCTGGATACCACATCGGAAATTGTTTTATTGCCATTAAAAATTATCATTGGTGCATCAGATCCGAAATCTTTTATATCATGATCATCAATGATGGCATTGTATCCCTTCTTTTGAAGTCTATCAAAATATTCTTTTCTGCCCCAGTCTTCTTTTCCATATTCGCCAACCATATAAGCACTGAAATCCGGATAAAGTTTGGCGAGTTGATCTTCTCCGAGATCAGAATACTTTTTGGTATAATGCTTTGTTAAATCTACGAACGGAAGCATATTGACCATTGTAGCTAAATTTAACGTATGCAGTTTTCCGTATGTCAGATAGTCTATCGTTTCAGTCTTTTGATCCGAATACATGTCTATAAATTCTTGAATCCGTTTTTCTTTTGAAGGAGCTATTAAATCGTCCTTGACTTTTATCTTATTCAGATAGACTTTTTTAGCATCATACCAATCTTTAAGCGTTGATGCATAAAATCCGGAGTACAAAATATTGTCATGATCAGTATAGCTAACGTACACGTGCCCATTTTTAGAACGCGCTTCATTCATTGAAATGTTTTGAAATTCAGTATTTTTGTCTATTCGAATATCTTCCTTATCTTTGGCAGATAATTTTGTCTTCCATTTAACTGGCTTTTCGACTTTAGTATTGCTATACCCATATCGAACTTTGCCTTCAGCAGTGAGACTTCCATCAAGATTTTGATACCGTCTTATGCCCCACTTCATACCAAGAATTCCAAAGTGCTCCAAATAAGGAGTCACAGGGAGTTTTCCAATGTAATATTTCATATCGACTCCTTATACAAATGCATCTCTATAAAGTTTGAACACGACATAGGCGTCTAGCATTGCTGATACACTATCAATCTTCTGATCATAGCGAAGCTTCGCCAATTTTCGGTTGCCATTAGTGTCTTCCAATGCAATACAGTTCCCCATTGCGAAACACATCAGGTCCTGATCGAATAGGAGCTTTCTATCTTCAGAAAGTTTCTTTAACTCGCCAAGAGGAACTGATTCTGTTTTCGATCCCTGTGGGACTTTTTCAATCTGGAATGAACCATGCTCCATGATCCATCTTTCAATGAAGTCTTTAGCATTATAGACGTCGTACCCAACACACTCGATGATGTACTCATTCTCATGAATGAATTGATCTAGATCATCATAGACCTCCATCATGTTTAGCACAGATCCGTCAAGCACCATTAGACTACCTTCATTAATGAAAGTGTCATACTTCTCACGAAGAGATGGCTGTAGTTTCATTAGTGTTTGAGATGAGATGTAAGCTCGAGTCTTAATACCGAACTGACCATCATAAAGAGGGAACATAAAAGTAAAAGCACAGAAGTCGTCACCTCTAGAAAGGTCGACTCCCATGCTACATTGCATCTTCCAGAAATCTCTAGACCTATGCGGAAGAGTTTCCTCATAAGTAAAGAAATATGTATAGCCCTCCATAGGAATGCCAAAGCGTTTAGCTAAAATATCGTTCCTAGCTGCGGGGGCTTTTTCTGCTCTTTCTTTATCAAGCTGATAGGTCTCATACGTAACAGTCTTTCCAAGATTCGGATTAGCCTTAATCCACATAGCTGGGTCATCAACTTCTTTAATATCATCAAGTCGATACCACCAGATTGACACATGCGGGTTATAGTAATCGCCTCTTAAGATGTCCATTAATTCCATTTTGATTGTATCGCCACTACCGTTTCGAACAGTGCCTTCCGAACTAGTGGCTATGATCAGCCAGTCGTCATTCTTAGAAGCACCTTGCTCAATAGCACCGACAACATCCTCACGGACATCTCCAGAAAGCCATTCGTCTATAGTTGCAACATTCGGACGCATGCCTTGGAGTTTGTCAATGGACATCGGACGAACCTCCAGCAGAGAACCAGTCATGAAGTTTTCAATTCCCTTCTTAGTGGAAGCCAACTTTGCACGATTAGCTCTATTGCCGGTAGTGTTCTGAAGAGACCCAAAAGTAAGAAACTTAAGTAATGGCCCACGAGCTCTAATAATTGCGGTTCGTATTGGGGACATTACTTCATCAGCTTGTTTCATAGTAGGGGCGGTGGTCATCTGATAGGTGGTCTTAGTGTTGCAGTTCTCTTCATACGCTTGAATACAGGAATCGAACAAAGATTTAGCTGCTCCACGACCGACTATCAGGTAAAGCTTATTAATCAGTCGTTTCTTAATAAGCTTATTAACATACCTGCCACCTCTACCATCCGGGAAAGGAGTATAGACAGATCTTCTAACAAAGTAATACCAGCCGTACACCATTTCAGCCCAAAGTTTAAAAGAGTCAAGTAAGTGAAGATCGCTACCATCAGTAAGAGTCAGCTCTTCTTCACAGAATTGAATGAAGCCTTCGACTTTAGTTGCATCATAGTAATATCTGGGATTACGTATAAGCTCGTCTATACGGTTCATCTCTAATGAGATTAGTTCATTAACTAGTATTTCTCCATCTAAAACTTGCTCGCGAAATGCTCCATAGTAGATTGGTACTGCAGTATTAGAAAGGGCCATTAATTAACCTTTAATGTAACCTGATACTCTAGGACCAGGCCACTTACGAGCCATGTCCATCATTGTCATTACACCAACCCCA